TCGTATAGCCGCATTAACATATGGAAAAGTATATAGATTTATTCTCATTGAATTAGCCCTTCCAAGAGAAGAACGCATGGCTCCAAAAGATATGCTAAAAGTAATACGTGACCAATGTGACAGACTCAACGAAACAAGCCCACAAATACCAGACGTTATAATTGCTGAGTTCAAAGAAAAATTTGGACAAACAACACCAGATGTAAAGAAACCTGAAATTACGAATGGATTAGACCCTATTTTAGTTCATGGTCAAGATGTAGAAGAAACACCTAAAACTTCCAACGTCTCGAACATTCTAAACACGTTACAAACGTCGTCATTGGTTCATCCGCTGATCGAGTCTGCATCTGATAATAGTCGCATTTAGTCTTTTTCTTGCAGGCGGAACACCACATAAAGATAGCTGCATTCTCATTCTTGGCGTAAAGCTTCTTTTCAGATTCAATAATCTTTTCAATTGAATTCTTCCACATAGATGGGCATAAATCAACTGCATTCATTTCTGCAAATTGGCGATATGTAATGTCTCCATCTTTTAGTTTATGTAGCCAGTCAATATCAGTGCCACGTCTCATATATTCATAAAATGAGATTGCGCGACTACGATACATATTCCAGAATACACGATTGTTCCAATCAATTTCAATGTTTTCCTTAATTGCTTGCTCACAAACTACATGAAGTATTGCTTCTTCTAGTTGCGTAGGAGAATCAACAAATTCTCCAAAGTTTTCTACGACTTTATCACGAATTGCACATTCAACAAAGACATTTTTAGAATGTGTCTGAATAGGACGTGCTACATGTATAATTTCCTTTACAACTTCTTCTTCCTCTTCTTCTTCAATGTCAACTTCATCTTCTTCCTCGTCATCATTTTCTACAATCTCTTCATCTGAAATACTTTCATCTAGTGTCCATTCTTGATAAACAGTTTCATAATGGTCTGCTTTGAGATTTATATATGATGAAATATTTGTGTCATATTCATCCTGCTCTTCAGACTCGGTGGCAAGAATTACTATTTGTCCAGTATATGATTCCTCATCAAATGGAGAAGGAAGGATATGCTGATTAATATTTTCTTCTGAACCATTCACAGCAGCAAATATAGATAGCCAATGTGTATCTTTAACAGGGTCTTGAATTTTTCCTTGAAATTGAATCTCAGAATTCTTATACTTCTTGCGAATCCACTCTAGGACATCAGGAGTTTTTGCAGGAACCTGAATGTCTCCAATTGAACCATTTATAGAAATAACAACTCCATTTGTCATTTTGCTAAAAGATGTAGTCATCTTAAATACTTTCGTTTTCGATATGAAAATGGAAAACGGATTTTGAATGCCAAAATGTGGAATATACTACATACAAAATGTCATACGTACCGCCACACATTAGAAAGAATCAAACAATGGAAACCAAAAATCCGTTTCAACGTACATCACGCCCACAGAGAAGGCAATATACTAAACCTCGATGGGAGATTGAGGAAGATGAAAAGAAGGCTGAACTTGCAGAAATGCAAAGGCGAGCAGAACGTGGCCTTGAACGCACGGAGGAAAACTTCCCTGCACTTGGAAACGGGGCTACTCGACAGATGAGCTGGGATGGTCGTAAGTTCAATGAACTTGCGGCCGAGTGGAAAGAGCAAACTGACCGCGAGAATGAAGTTGTCCAGGAGGAGAAGCATGAAATTAGCTTTTCACTCCCGCGCTTTCACAATGTTCGCCGTTTTGCCGAGCCAGAGGAAGAAATCTTTGAGCCTCGCCCTGTTAAGAAATCTGTTGACGATGAGGGTGAGTGGAATACTGTTACACGAAAGCCTCGCAAGGAGAAGCGTGAGCTTACCTTTGATGAGCTTGAAGCCAAATATGGTGGAGAGGTTGATGAGGATGATGATGCAACAGTATGGGGAGGTACTGAGGAGCACCAAACATGCTGGGATGAACGCCGCTAAACTAAATAGAAGATTCAGATGTAAAAATAGGAGCAGTTGGCTTCATAAAAAAGGAACGCAGATATGCGGCTAATTTTTGCGTCTGTAGAACTAGGTACATCCCCCAAGGACCCTTAGATTGACTCCAACCATAATAGATTCCAGCAGAGACAGAAATAATCATCATAATTACACTAAATATCTCCATCCAACCATTCACTGCGATTTGATTGGATAACCATTCTTGAGCCCAGTGCTTCTTCTTTTTATCAGCGTCTCGCTTTGCATTTTGCATACCAGCAGAAACTACAGGTTTTACATCGGGCTTCTTTCCAGAACGCTTGCATCGCATATATGTTTTTCCATCATGAGGCATGGGTCCTCCCGGTAACTGGTCAACATCATTTAAAAAAACTTCACGATTACCAACTTGTTGAATAGGGCGAGAACCTGGTATAACATTTTTTACCAAGAATGCAAAATCGGATGAATCAATGTTAATCATATTTTTGAAGACAACCCACTTACATTTCTGGCATGGAGGAACAACCATTGAACCATCATATACATAGTATGCTCCTGCTGGAGGAACCATCATGAAAAGACCCCACTGTTCACCTAAGCTTATTGATGTGCTCTCGGTATTTGGATTCGCATATGGAACAAATGCATTAAAGAAATGCAAAGATGATGTAGGGTTAGGATTTACTCGGACTAATGAACTTACGCAGAGCATTCCGGATGTAGGACTGCTAAACATGGCAACTACTTCTGCATCCGCCTGGATATTTTCGATGGTGTGATGACTCGGATGCGTAACTAGAAGACTATTGCATGAATATGATTCTCCTGCAAACTTACAGCTTCCTAGTCCAGTCTGGCTCTGAAGGATTAGACCCTCATCTGATATTATTACATTGGCCTGAGAGATGTATGCGTCATCAAATGTAAGCTCACATAGAAGGTCACATGGCTTTGAACCAGAATGAGAAAGGTTAATAGGACTTTGCTCAGAACTTGTACACTGGTCACCCCATGAAGAACTTGACCCATAGATACTCATTTGTAGTTTCTCATGATTTTGTATCGTGAGAATAAGCAATGGACTCCGGTGGAATTTCTGCTGTGATATTTGCAATATTATTTCTCGTAGTTTCGGCTGCTTTCACTCATAAACTTTGGATGGAAGGTGCGTTGAATAGTCTTTCGCCAAACAGTGGACTTGACTTTTTATCTTTAATGGTTCTATATCTTCCAAACACTCTTTTTGCATATGGCTTTATTGCGGATTTAATGAATAGTAGTTATCATTATTCGGTCGCAGGAATTACTGCATTAGTAGGAATGATTGTGAATAAGGTTGTAGGTGAACCAGTCATTGATGCACTTGTAAGTGTGTTTTCTTTTCTTGGAAACCAGTTTCTAAAACTTCCACTTGCTGCGCAAGCTGCGGTTGGCGCAATTGGTGTAGGTGCCGCTGCCGCCGCAGCTCCTATTGCAGCCGCCATTGCCGCTCCTGCTGCTGCAGCCACTAACCCTTTTATTACCGCTCCTGCTGCCGCCGCAGCTACATTACCTCAGATAGCTGCTCCAGCTGCTGCTGCCGCCGCTGCCGCTCCTGTAGTTGCAGCTGCTGCTGAAAGGAACCCATTCGCAGAAGATGCTGTTCGTGAAAGGTCCGAAACTGCGACCACCGGTCGTGAAAATTCAGGTAATCCATTCTTAGGTGGCCGTAAAAAGCAGAAAGGTGGTGCGACTAATATGTGTTCATTACCCGGGTTTGAATGGCTTGAGAATAAGACTGCTCCTCAAGGCATTGTTATGTCAATGACAGTTCTTTGGTATCTCATGATTGAACTGTGGGATACAGGTAGAACAAGTCAAAGCGTAGCATTAGGAGCCACTACCAGTGCTGTATTTGTAGCACAAACTTTCATTATGTACAAAAATAACTGTTTAGCTCCGTATAAATATGGCGTATATTCTACTATTATTTCCTTAGTTATGTCAATTATATTTGCAACATCTTCATATTTTATTCAAAAAAGTTTCACTCCATCTAGCTCTGCAAGCAGTGTTTCTCCAACACCAACAAATTTTGGTCCAAAGTGTCCTGATGGAACAGTGTTAAACACAACTGGAACATCATGTCTTCCAATTTTACAGAGTAAAACTGTTTCTAAAACACTAGCCGTTGGTGCTCCAACTGATACATCTGCTCCAGTAAATGATGATGACCAGTTTGTCTGCGAAGCATATAAGGATGGTGAATTAGTCACATCTACAATTGTTTAATAGTCCGAAGACCACTACGAATAATTCGATAATATCCTGCGATATTAGTACCCGAATGCTTTTCCAGTGAAATAAATTTATCATTATCAAATACCTCAATTGCAATTGTTGGAACAACTGTTACTCCATATTTTGAAGATATGCCCTCTTTATCGTCATGAGTATTAACAGAAACCCAAATAATTGAAGGGAATTCTTCCTTAAGGTCTTCTATCGAAGGCTTAATTGCATTGCATGGTGCACATGTCGGTGACCAAAAGTGATAGGCTGTGATACTCATTCTTCTTTTGTTATTGTTATATCTTCCTTAATTAAACCATTATCCGTTTTAAGTCGATATAAAGTGCTTCGGTGAAGACGTTGTTTTTCTACACCAAATCCCTTCCTCTTAACGGTTTTTATAAATGCAGAAATAAGTGCTTTGTCTAGTTCATTCTCATCGAGTTTTGTTAGGTTTAGAATACACCATCGTACTAATTCTCGCTCTCCAATTGGTGAACCCATAAGTTTTAGAGGACATCCTTCAATAGCTTCTTCGCCATTTGAAACAATCTCTTTGAATTCTTCAGGATTTATAATATTCGAAGCCATTCGGTCTACAATATGATTATTACGACTCTGTTCATCAATTCCACCCGTGTGAGCCTTAACATAAGTAATATTGTAAGACTTAAACCTAGAAAGACGTTTCGACGTGTCTTCAATCAGGTCGCGATGAATCACATCACCACCCTGAGATGTTTTCCAGTTTTTTGCAACCCAAGATGATAACCAGTTTGTAAGGCAGTTTTTAGAATACATCGAATCTGTATAAATTTTTAGTTCAGTTTCCAAAAGAGGAAATGTGCTCTCTGCAGATTTTACGGCTTCACTAATTGCCATTAATTCACCTCGTTGATTGGTCTGCGTTTGGTCTTCTGGAACACGAGCAGCCTTTGAAAGAGACTTGTGCTCTGGAAAGTAGAAAGCCCAAGAAGCTTTTGCGTCCTTCTTACCATTATTCGAGCAAGCTCCATCCGTATACACTTCAATTTTCATAATTGCTTAATGATTGGCTTATGTATATTTGTTGGCATTCGTTTTACAATGCATCGACTTTGAATTGCAGGCTGTATTGTTGTTGGGTCCTCTACATGAAACCAAACTCTGCATTTAAAAGACCGTTCTTCTAGAGAACGTCGAATCATTTGTTGGCATGAAAAAGTTAGAAATTCAGAATGCCAAACTATTAAGATACGCATACGCTTTTCCTGCTTTTCGGCCACCTGAGAAATCCAATTATAAAACCAAGGTGAAAATGTATCCACTGTATTTATTTCTGCGGCATCTATTTCTGCAAATTCACATTCTTTACTGTGAAGTTGCTTATAGTCTTTCCACACTTTTTGAGTCTCTATATCATTAAGAGGTTCAAAAAGTATATAGTGTGGTGGTGGATACTGTAACATTATATAATTTACTTAGTTTGCTGTAGACCCAAGAATCTTCTTTACAGGAATCTCTTTTGAAAGGATATATAAACTATTTTCAGTAGCAACGATATAACAATTCTCACATGTAAAAACACTCTGGATTGTTGAAGTATACTCGCTATCAGACTTTACTAAATATTTTGTGTTATCAGCCTGAACTCCGATACAGCACTTCTTTTCAAGACTATCACGGAAATAGTCAAGGTAAATTGGCTTATCTTCATCAACAGCGAGTTGAGCTGCTCGTAGTAAAACACTTGCAGGTGGTAGTGCCATTTATTTCTACGAATCGTTTGTTATTGTCTTTCCTAAACGCATTTTAGCGTGTCCTCCATACGAAAGCGTGAACGCATGCAAAGGCTGGGTAGTTCGGGTCGAGGAAGAGCTAGTAGATTTGAAAGAGCTGTCTTAATTATCTCTCGAAGAGTTTTTGCAGATATGGGAAGTACTTTAATACTTTCGAATAGAAAATCAACATACTGAGTTGTGTTTTCCTCTGTCTGTTCACTTTTTGGCTGTTTTGCAGCAATAGACATTTCTGCAATTACATCTTCTACACATGCGGTTATCACTTCTTCGGAAATGAGATTGCGAACAAATAACTGAGTTAGAAACTTAGCATATCCGCGCCTCTTCTCTTTTTGCTTCATCCACTGAACGACTTTATCTTCATAATCTGTCTCCATTACTTGAGGATAGGTAAGTGTCGTATTAATGTCGTAAAGTTTAGTAAACATCTGCGCTTGAATAGTGAAGTCTTCGGCAATTTCAGGAAACTCTTTCTGAAAGATTACAGCGCAATCTGCAAGAACTCCTGCAAACATATGCTCTGAAATTGCCTTATCAAAGATAAGATTGGTGACACGAAGACGAAACTCTTGGTCACGCTTTCGTAGAATTTCAATACCTTCTTCTGCAAGTTTCTTTAGATTAGCAGCTGAAAGTTTGTTCATAATACCGAACATTGCAAAGTAGTCGGCATCTCCCTTATCTGTAAGTTTACTTACGTAGGCTACTAGGCTTTTCTCTCTCCAGTTTTCAGGAGTAGTTGCCTTTGGCTCATACCTAGGGCGATATGAATTATGCTTTGGGGGAGGACGAAATGGCTTGTAGGCTACCGGAGTAATACGGAGCTTTGCAATATTGTCTTGAACGCTTTTTGGCAAAGAGAGTTTTGCTCCACAACGAACCGAATACACTTGTGCAATTGTTAGGCTCATTGTAATAGTTACTAGTATTTCGATTCTGTTAAAAACGAATCCGTTTCATATATAGATAGAATCTACCCTATTAGTATTACAAATGGGTTCAGAAATAGAGACCACAAAACTCCAATATTCTTGGATTCTGTGGTATCATGACCCCGACAATAAGGATTACTCCTTCGAAAGCTACATCAAGATTGCAGATATCAGTACTCCTCAACAATTCTGGACAATTATAGATTCAATTTCAAAAGAGGCATGGGAATCAGGTATGTTCTTCTTCATGAGACGTGGATTCAAGCCACTATGGGATGCTATAGAAAATGAAGCAGGAGGTGCATGGTCTAAGAAAGTGGAAGCACCGGTAGCATATAATACATTTGTTGACCTAATGGTTCATTGTATAACAAATGAGTTTCTAATCCATCGTAAAGAAACTCTTGTTGGCATTACCATTTCTCCGAAGGGTCCAGCTTCAATTATTAAAGTTTGGAATACTACTACAACAGTTTCAGAAAATAGTTATATTAATCCTGGAATGGCTGGATTTAAAATTGGAGAAGATGTTACGTATACAGCCCATAAAGCAAGACCCAAGTAAATATAATGCGGTTTATTCTTGACATTGATAAAGAAAAAGTAGTGAATTATTTAGAATCTAACTTACGATTCTTGGTAAGTTTTTTATTTCAGTGGATTTCAACAGATGGAGAAGTGATTGGATATGTTTTAGGAGTAATACATTTTATGATATCGGTGATAATTGTTATATTACTTTTTGTTTCTCACACAATATATCCTGCGTTATGGCTACAAGGTAGTGTATTATTGTGTCTCATCATAATATGGTTTCAGCATATTATACTTAAAGTATGTATATCAATCGTAGCTGAAGAAAAATTAACAAATGGTAAATCACCATTTTTTCAATTAGTGAATGACATAAGTAGGTTATTCGATATACCGCTTGATAGGTTTATTGAAAATATTTTAATAGCAGAAACAATCTCAATCGCATCATTTACTATGGCATTTATTGGTAGAATATCGTTATACGCCCATGAGTATTATGGCATAAATTTATAATGCGTGCCTTATTTGCAGATGGGTGGAACTCTTTTTGGCATGTAGCTTTTGGAATGATTGGCAGTATATATCCTATTGTATTAGCATTATTTATAGGTTACCAACTCATAGACCCATATGAAATGAATGTATGGATTGATATTTCTGAGGGATTAATAGGGTATTCTATTATGCAGAACAGTTCATTAAGCAAAGCTTAATATCTCCAAGATTTGCGATTACATACCGTATCATTAAAAACCAGTCATTCTTCATATGAATCTCAAGATTATTAGAAAGATTTGTACACTTTGTAAAAAGAACCAAAAGTGGAAGTGAGAAATTACCCGTTACAATCTCATCGTTTGTCTTTTTTTGAATGACAAATTCACTTTCAGAATCTCCCATAACTGTAGTGCGTGAAGCAAAATGACCTTTACACGAAAATGTTAGAGAAGACCCCACATTCTTAATTTCTACTGTTTTTGCTCCAAGAAGTGTCATATCACGACAAATTTTTTGAAAATCAAGAGAAGGCATGGTAATATTGGTAGAGAACTCAGTTTCAGGAAGTTGAATATCGGGTTCATCTCGGTCAAGAAGGTTTAGCTTATACCGAGTTACCTGTTTCTTTTCACCATCCTCAAGAAGAATACCTAGTGAATTTGAATCCGCGGCATCAACATAGAATGTGATTGTATCATCATTTGTCGCAGTTCGAACAATTCGATACAAATGGTCAGTATTAACTCCAACTACAAACTTGGGAGTGTTATGGTTGTATTCATATTTTTCAAACTTTTCAGCATATAGACGAAAGTGAACTAGAACTGTACGAGTATTGTCCATCGCTACCATACGTATCCCCTCCTTGTCAAAAATAAGGCTCATCTCAACGAGAATACACTTAATAGCCTCTTTGAGCGTTCGTATTGCCCCAGTTTGAACTGTTTTTGCTTCTACAATATATTCGGGCATTTAGTCTGTTTACTCCGCTGCGTTTAAAACCTTTGTTTCAAAGAACTTCAGTCTAGCCTCTTTTAAGTCCGCATGATTTATACATGGTTGCGTTTTAATCAAATTAGATTACTATTAGTCCAGTTTTCGTCGCATAGTGTGATGCTTCTTTTTTGAAACAATGCGACCACTCTTATTGTACATCAAGTCATCTTTTGTAAGACCTCCAGCAGTCTTCTCCGCACCACCATGCATTACCTTAGCACGAGACCCCACGCGTTGAGTTTTTCGGGTTGGCATTTATCCATAAACCTCTTTTTTTATCTGTCGGTCTCCTTCACCTATTACTTTGCTTGATTTGATGACTCGGTTTCCTATATCACTAAACCCATCTACTTGTCTACATAAACAGGGTTGAACGCCATACCATAAATCTGTTTTTTGAAGCGAGTTCCAACTTACATCGGCATTATACTTAGGATTCCTAAAGTTAAATCCAACTCCTCTTCTTAACGCATTTACCGAAATTGCCCGATTTCTAAGTAACGTATCAATGTAATTTTCATTTACTAAATATCCACCAGTGTTTGCAGCACTGTATATTCTAGGAAAATCAAATTTCCAATACCATCCGCAAATCATGATTACGTCCCACTTTGGGAGTTTCATTAATTCTTCTAACTTATCGTATCCTTCTTCAAAGTGAAAGGATTCTAAATCATCTTCTAAAATCAAGGTATTTTTCCAACCATTTTGCTTTGCTAATTTTAGAACTTCCGTATGACTTTCAAGACAGCCAAGAGCTCCGTTTGTACGCTTTATAGCAGAAAATCGAACAACCTTATCTAAGGGAATTTTTACATCAGCAAAAAATTTTGTCATTAGGTCTCTTCTATCACTACGATGGTCTAAGTTTATATAAACTATTTTATCTACAAATTCCCACATTATATATTTATCACAATTGATTTCATATTTATGACATCAATTGTTATTAATTATTTTTCAATTAAGTACTAACACCAATAAATATACAGTGTAACAACTGTACGTTTAGTTGGAGTACGCAAGACCGCCCATGCCGGACATTACGCGGAGCACGTTGTAGTTGAGCGCATATACTCGAACCTGGGCCGTGCGGCTGCCAGACACCGTGTTGACGGACACAGTGAGCTGAAGGGTAGCCTTGTCAATGCGGGAGAAGTTGCATGTGCCGGAAGGCTGGTGCTCCTCGGGGCGAAGAGCGAAGGAGTAGGAGCAGATACCCGTTGAAGGGGTGCGGCAGTGGTGCTGGTAAGGCTGCACACGGTCAAAGTATGAGCCCTCACGCTCAGTGAAGCGGTCCTGGCCGTTGAGCTGGAGCTTCGCAACCTCAACAGGGTTCTTTCCGTCGCATCGGACGCCGGAATCCACAATGAGCTTCGCGAGGAGGTAGTTAGAGTGGGTAGTGGGAGTCTGAGTCACGCCACCGGCAGACACGGGGATATCGGCCGTACCATCATCGGTGAACACGGAGAGAAGGGGAACGGACGTATCCCAATCGTCTGAGTAGTTGAAGGGCTGGGCACCTAGGTAGGTGTCTACATCACCGCCAGTGCCGCAGTTCACGAAGGAATCACGCTGGACTACCCAGTAGAGCTCCTTTACGGGGTGGTTAAAGTTGAGCTGGATCTTGTTGGAAGAGCTCGTGATGGACTCCGCACCAGTGTACTGCACCTGCTCGATGAGGTACTCGTGGCTCTGCTGCGCAAATCGGCGGCGCTCCTCCGTATCGAGGTAGCAGTAGTCGACGTAGAGAGACGCAGCCGCAAGTGAGCCAACGCTGACACCGTTTGTGGCGTACACGCAGTTCGCCTGGGTCTCGAACTGCACGTTGACGCGAACCTCGTGGTACTGGAGCGCAATAAGGGGGATTGCGACACCGGGGTTGCGGCAGAACCAGAACTGGAGGGGGACATAAAGCGTCTTCGCGGGGGTACCTGCGAAGCCCTGGCATGACGCCGTGATTTCACCAGCAGAGCAAGGCTGGTTGAGGGGCGTACCATTCGCGTTCTTGAGGAGGACAAGGTCGGGCGTGTTGCCGATGATTGAATCAAGAGCACGGACTGAGCCAGACTCAGTGGCAAGCTGGGTCCAAACCTGCATCCAGTCACCATACTGGCGGTCAATGCGCTGGCCACCAATCTCAACCTCAACCTGCTTGATGAGGCGGTGACCAATGTAGTGTAGCCAGCGGAACTGCTGGGTGCTGGTGAGGTTGCCAACCTGAGGAAGCGTTACCTGAACGTATGTCTTGTACATGAGGTCCGCATTACGGTTGATGACAGCCGTTACGCTCTTGTTGAAGTCCGCCTGGCCGTTAAAGGTCACTTCAATGGACTCCATCGCGAAGTTCGTGTGACGCTTGTAAAGAATCTTCCAGAACGTGATCTGGGGATTGCCGGAAATGTAAACATCCTGAGCACCGTAGCTTACAAGTTGCATTAAACCACCACCCATTTTGTTGTTATGATTTACTGCAAGAAAAATTTATACGGCAAAAAAAGTCGCAACGACCTCGATTCTCATATACTTACAAATGAACTTCTGGTTGTTTCCATTTGCTAACCCAATTCTAAATACTGTGCTTCGTGGTTTTTCGATTGCTTTAGTTGCAGTATATGGATTTCAAACATCGTGGTATAATGGATATTGGTTAGCAATCATCCATGATATCATTTCATTAGTTTTAATCCGTAAGTTGGTTTTATAAAATAAGTAAATCTCCTCCTTTAAAATTGAATAAGTTCTCCAATATCTTATCATATGTTCCTATAGGGAATCGAACATATTGTGATGAATGAGTTCCATTTGTAACAATCATAACTTCAGCATCTTGTGTTTGGTCGACTCTACATGAAAATGAAGCAGGCATGGGCTGAATAGATTTTGTTCCATCCGAACATTCCACCATCATCCGATTATCCCAAAATTTTAATGTATAAACAACCTTTCCACTCCCAAATGATTGTGGTAAACTTCGAACAATAAACATTTTTATAAATTAAAAGTTTAGTTACCAGTAGACCCAAAACCACCGTCTCCACGGTTATCTGGAGCAGCTGGAAGTTCACTTAGATTCTTAACAAAAATAATATTCTTCCAAGGAAGCCAGTTATGTTGAACTACTTGAAAAAGACGACGTCCGCCTTCTATAACATATTCTGTGGCATCTGAAACACAATCAACACGAGCAATAAGTTCACCTCGATATCCTGCGTCTGCAAGACCAATTTGGTTAGACATGCGAAGAGGTGTCAATGAAGTCGATGAACGAGCTAGAAGTAGATAAGGAACAGGATTCTCATTTTCATCAAGAGCTGCAAAATGAGCACCCAACTTCAATTCAACACCATATCGGTTATTACTAAAATCAAGAGTTTGTCGTGAAGACAAAAGGTCAAACCCTGAGTCAGTCCAACGACGTGTCTTCAAGTGCTGCTCCATAGCCCATCGTAGATCATCGTCCGGTACGTATACGTATAGGCTCATATTAATTATACTACATATGCTCCATGTAAGTCTTTACAGGTAAGAAAGTTAGAGCAACAAAAATAGTTGCAATAAACTGTGTTACAACATTCCACATAAAATCACTATTTGGAGAACGACCTATTAACCATGAGGCCAAACTTCCAAGAGGTGTAAAATATCCTGTTGTTATACCTCTTGCAATACTAAACATCGCAAAATAGACTAGTGCCATAATAGTTGGATCTCCTTCTGTCAGAAGTTTTGCATAGACAATTGTTGTCACTCCAAGAAACTCAATGAAATACTTATTGAACATTATTTATTATCTTTTTAAAAAAACACCAAGTTGTTTCCCAGAATCACTAACATTTTTTATGACTTCATGTCGTTTGTTAATATCGCTATATCCTGCTCGTTGAAAGCACATAATTGGATACACAATATACCAATTATCTTTTTGTTGTAATATATTCCAATGTTGGTCAACTGCATATGGAGTCACATGATTATACTTTTCTTCTAAAAGAGAAGCACCTTCTTTGAAATTTGTTAGTAGTGTTTCATAATAATGTTCAAAAACTAAATAAGCTGTTGTGCAATGACACTTATTTAGCTTATAAGTTACCGGGTCACATGTGACAGCTGTTCCGCCTAATACAATTACATCTGGGTTATTAGAATATAACTTACTTAGAATTTGAGAACCGGCTTCAAAGTTATTCCATAACATATCATCTTCCACTACAAGATAGTTACCCCATTTATTTGCAATTGCCATTTCAAGAACTGCAATATGGCTCTTTGAGCAGCCAAGATGGCCTCTTGTTTTTTCATAAATTGCGTCAAATCGTATAATTTTGTATTCTGGAAACACAGATAGTTCTTTTTCTATCTGTTCTTTCCTGTCGGTTCTATGTTGTAGATTTATATATATAACTCTTTGGATTCTATCCATTATAAATCAACAATATTGCATTGTGGAAAGTATAAACCGCTTGAATCCATCGAAGAGTCATTCCACCATTTAGCGGGAAAGTAAATTGGACGATTTGGGTTCAAAAATGCTCCCCACCATGAAAATGTAGAGTTCACACAAATACATCCTCTACATTTAGACATAAGTAAAAGAGTGTCCACTTCATTCTCTTCTATTATTGGATAAGTCGGTAACACTTCCTTAGCATATGGAATGTCATTCGTAAATATTACAAAATCATTTCCCTTACAAAGTTCTAAGCATTTCTTATAGTAGTTTGTAAGATTCAATTGGTGAAATGAGTTATTTTTATAATCGCCTCCACGTATATGAATAAAGTATTTCAACGAGATATCGGGATACTTCGTTAAAATACTTTCATCAAATGATAATTTGCTAATAAAATCGTTCGGTATATATTCATATCTTTGAAAGTATCCAACTAATTTACAATTTGATAAATTTGACCAATCTTGATAGTTCATTTTCGTATTTTCGCGAACAGTTGGCAGGTTTACGCTTCTATAAAAATGCGTCCAGTGTTTAAAGATTGTCTCATAATATTTGATACTGCTATGACCCGTTGATGGGCTATTCAGGTCAGAAATAGCTAAAGGCTTTTTGTTTAAGCGTGTAACATACTCCAGAAATGCCAACTGAAACAACTGGTTTCCAATTCCTCCAAGAAGAGTTATTGTTATCATTATTTTGTGGTGATAATAAAGTGTAGAATTAAAATTTAACAAATTTATTAATGTCCGTTGTTAATGGTTTTTCCGGTTCAATCACACACTCATAACCAAAATTAAATACAGGAACATGATTCCAGGTTATAAACCCATGAGAAACTTTTGGAAATAGTTTTTGTATATATTTTTTTTGAAATTCTGGTAAAATTTCGCTAAATGAATAATTGCTAATTAAGAAAAGATTGCTTTTGTTTAAATCTTCTCCAAATAATGTTGAATCTATACTGTTATATTCAAACAAGATGTCAAAATTTGATAAGTATATTCTTTGAAGTTGTGCAACATACGGCAAATCAATAAGTGTGTATGAATTAATATCTATCTTTAATTTTTTACATAAAAAGTTAATCGCCAAACAAAGACCCCCATAACCTCCGCCTATTTCTACAATATCTTTTAATCCTGTAGTTTCTAGATGTTTTAAACATAAATATGCATGATAAAGATATCTTAAACTAGTCGTGGAACATTTTACAGCGCCATACTTATGTATTTTTGGATTCCCGATTGAATCATTCATGTCACAAAAAACGTTAATCTCATCTATGCTTAGGATTTTTAATAATAAATTAAGATATTCCCTGCCCTGTGGCTCAGTGACATGTTCTAACATATATGTAAAGTGTCGATGTGATTTAAAATTTGAAAAATCATTCTTTAGTATGATGTCTTTGATATAATTTTCAAATACAGAATACTCTGCTTGGAACTCCATTATATTATAGTCCGATACTCAAATATAATTCTTGAAACATATGCGCTGTTATATTCCGTGATTACGCTTTATGTAAAACATTGTGCGTTCAGTAGTTCTAAGACTATGTACTTCATGATTTGGTAAAGTATTTGGTATTAGGTTAGTTTTTTGACATACATATGAAAATGAGATCTGGTCTTGAGTTGTATATTTTAGTGTTTGCAAATACCATAGATCTAGAAAATTCTTAACTTCTGGATCATTTTTAAGAAATGCTACAAAACAAGTAATCCATATTCCAAAATCAGGATTACTTGAATTCATTTTTTTAAAGAATTCATCAGTATATCCATCTTCTAAGTAATACATATACTGCTTTTGTACATCTTGTATAGGCTGATGTTGCCCATTCCAGAATGTTGTTGTATATCTAAAAAACATTGAACCCGCAACTTCTCTTGCCATTTCACCATTTCGATATTCATTACTCCATCCTATAATTTTGTGTTTATAAATATTATTTAGCAAATACTCGCTTGTTTTTGCATAATAAATTTCAACAGTTCCATCTAACCATACAACTACATCATATTTTTCAAGTCTAGGAATATTTCTAAATGCCTGTTTATAGTATTTTGCTACATTAAATGTGTGACTATTATTGCACAATGAGTTATTATACGAATCATCATCGAGAGGACTTTTATTAGTTAAATGATAGGGTGTTGTATCAACTATCCACCCATTACTAATAATATTAGGGTCATCCGTAAAACAAATAAAGTCTGTCTCTACTGTTTGTGTTACAAATTTTTTACAAGATGCTTCATAATTTCCATAAATTGCGGTAATAAAACATATATTGGCCGATGACATTTGCTACTTAAAATAACATATGTTTAAATCTTAAAATTTAAGGCATTTAATATTGCGTCATCCATATTGAAATACTTATATGATGCTAGTCTTCCTACAAAATGTACATTTGACTCTTTATTGGCAAGAATGCGATACTTTTCATATAAATCTAAGTTTTGTTTATTTGGAACTGGATAGTATGGTTCTCCCTTATCCGTCGTAAATTCTTTCACGATTACCGTAGAGTCAGATGTTTGATTATAAAAATGTTTATATTCAACAATTCTAGTAAAGTCAACGTTTGTTTCTGGATAATTAACAACTGGTTTTGGTTGAAAATATCCATAATTACTGAGTCTGTGTATTTCAAAATTTATAGATCTATACTCAAGCTTTGGAAGACCACTTGATTCAAAATATTTATCTATTGGCCCAGTAAATATAACATGGTCATAATTACTTGAGTTAATTTCAAAGAAGTCTGTATTTAGTTGTATTTTTATGTTTTTATGATTTAGTATAGATTCAACAAATTTTGTATATCCATACTTTGGCAATACTTGATACTTATCTGAAAAATATCTCGTATCGAATGAGTTTCTAACAGGTATTCTAGCTAAAACAGATGGGTCTAACTCTGTTGGATCTTTATTCCATTGTTTAATCGTATATGGTTTAAAAAGTTTTTCATATATTTCTTTGCCTACACGAGAAATTGCTATGTCTTCACTATTTCTTATTTCTCCCGAATATTGAACAGATTTAAGCCACTTATCCATCTCTTCAGTATTGGTAATTGAAGTTCCACATAGCTGGTTTACTGTAGTTATATTAACTGGGATTGGTACAAGCTTGTTTTCAACATAAGATACAACTTCATGGTCCCATCTTATCCATTCTGAAAATCTATTTATATATTCCCACACTTGTTCCGAATTTGTGTGAAAAAGATGAGCTCCATATTTATTCATTAAAATGCCGGTTTTATCATCAATATAGTCATAGCAATTGCCAGCAATGTGGTCGCGTTTTTCAATAACTAAAACTTCGTTTCCACCTTCAGCCATGTCTCTAGCTATTACTGACCCTGATAGTCCTGCTCCTACTATTAATATTTTCATTGTATACTAAAATTATTCAAATACCATACGTGGAACGATATGCATAGCTTCCAACTCCTGAGACCATAGTTTGACTGCATATGGAATTGTTTTCATCTCAAACTGTGTCTGTGCTCCACATGTGCCACATGAATAGATATTCTCCAAAGGATTCACTACTGCAAGTGTCCCACAACCTTTGCAAAATCCCGTCGTGAATGGGTCACTGACGTCCATGAGACGTTCCTTTGTAAACATAGATGCACCGTGAGAAAGCATACAATCGCGCTCCATCTCTCCAACACGAAGTCCTCCATCTCGGCTACGTCCTTCACATGGTTGTCGAGTAAGACTGACAATCGGACCACGTGCTCGTGAATGCTTTTTATCAATAACCATATGCTTGAGTCGTTGATAGAATGTAGGCCCCATAAAGATTTCCGCTTCCATCATTTCACCAGTCTGACCGTTATACAAAATTTCATTTCCGTATGGATGCATGCCTAGTTCAAGTAACTGCTCTCGAATTGTTCCAACTTGAAGGTGCGAATAAGGCGTTCCATCTCCAAGAGTTCCCTTCTCAACACAAATTTTACCATACATCGTTTCCATTAATTGAGCAATAGTCATACGCGATGGCACTGCATGTGGATTCATGATTAAATCTGGACGCAATCCTTTGGCGCTATATGGCATATCTTCTTCATTCAACATGATACCGCAAGTACCCTTTTGTCCGTGACGAGAGCTGAACTTATCGCCAATTTCTGGCACACGTTCTGAAACAACACGCACTTTTACAAATGGGTATCCGTCGGAGTTTCTGTCTTGCCATACTCCGTCTACACGACACGCTTCTGAGTTTTTGTGAGTAGTAGATGAATCACGATATGCATATCCATTTGCATCATTCTTAATAGAAGTAACCTTTCCAATCACAACATCATTTTCATTAATAGTGGCATTCATCATTGGTACACCGGTATCACTCACTGCATGATAGGACGATGTCTTGAATCCACGCGTATTTTCTCGGCGAGGCTTTGTAAACTTTTCCTCCTTTCCTGATGCAATATTGCGGTGCTCTTCATCTTTATAAATTGTATAGTACAGTGTTCTGAACAAGCCCCGGTTAATAGCACCACGATTTAGAATTACAGAATCCTCCTGGTTATATCCACCATAACAACCAATAGCTACCATAATGTTATCTCCCGATGGCATTTCATGTGTCTTCAATGTATTCATCATACGAGTCTCTACAAATGGACGCATGGGGCTACATAGAATATATCCATTCTTATCAAGTCGTTTTGCGTAATTACGAGCGAATATACCCATTGCCTGTTTTCCCATAGCAGATTGATACGTATTACGTGGAGACTGGTTATGGTCGCTAAATGGAATACTGGATGCCATATGTCCCAGAATAAGCGTAGGATGAACTTCACAGTGTGTATGTGTCTTGCTAAGTTCACTTGCTAGCATTCCAACACGAATAACTTCAGTTTCACATGGGTCAATGTATTCAATATTTGAACGAATCCAGTCATTCCATTCTGCATTTTCCGGCGGAGGTGGAAGAATCTCGCCATTTTCAACACGGAATAATGGTCGCACAAATCGTCCACTGTCGGTCTCGATATTAATAATATAATCACGAACATTCCATGAAATCCCAGTATGTGGGTGAAGTGAGAAATTACGCTTTGCATTTCGAAGATAAGAATGCACTTCTGTTGGCTTTTCAGTATATGCAACAATTACACCATTTACTACTACCATTGTTCCAGAATATGCTGTAGATAAGCTCTTTACCCACTGTAGATTTGGCACATTCTGAAGAACTGTAATAACAACATTTGCAGGAGTATGCTGCGTAATAGATGTTAACATTGACATTGATTTTACGATACCAACTGAATGACCTTCCGGTGTTTCTACCGGACATACATAACCCCATGATGTACCATGAAGTTTGCGAGGTGCCAGTAGCTTACCTGACTTTTCTACTGGTGTCTGAATTCGACGAAGATGAGATAGTGTAGCGGAGTATGATAGGCGA